GGATGAAGTTTATGAAGCTGAGTTGGCATTGAAATCCGAGCCGGTGGAAGTCCCGGAAGTCCCGGAAGTCCAGGAGGAAGAACCGGCCAAACGCCAGACACGTAAGAAAAAATAACCCGGGGGGTCTGGAATGATGACCCTACCACATACAAGGAGTATGAAAGATGGCAAATTATGCAGCAAGTACAATCGCAAGAATTGCGGATATAAACAAAGGTATCCGCGTCGATAAAGCAGCCACAGCAATCACCGGCATCTCCACAAAAGACCTGTTCACAGTAGCAGGCGGCAATGTGGCTATCATCGGTCTGGTGGGTGAGGTTACTACAGTCGTCCAGACCCAGGCCAATAACACGAAATTTATCTCCACACCAACTGTCGGCTCTGCCGTAGATCTCTGTGCTGTTGTTGACACATCCGCGCATGAGGTAGGTGGGTTACTCACCATCACAGGAACCCTGGCCACTGCCGCCGCAGCAAGTAATGCTGGCGCCGGAGTCATGCAGACCAACGCCATTATCGTGGCCCCAGGCACTATCGGCATCAACACTGCCGCCAGTAACACAGGGGCTTATAAATTCTCATTGTGGTATGTGCCTCTTGAAGACGGAGCATATGTAACAGCAGCTTAATAAACACGGGGTCGCAAGGCCCCTCACATCAAGAGGTGGAGAATGAGCGTGTATTACCCAGAAGGGACAGAACAGACATTTAGGGCTACGGAAGGAGGTCTTGGTATCGCTGACATAACGACTGACGGTACTTTCCAAGAAGTCGTTATTCCTGCTGGTATAGACGGCCTTGTGATGGCAATACAGGTACAAGACATAGTGAAAACAACGTACTATCCAGATGATGATTGCTACCCGTTTGAATGGTCGCATGACGGGGTTGAAGATGGATATTTGTTTGACGTTTATGGAAAAGCTGTTCGTGTTCCTAAACACGGGGGGGATTCATTAGGCTTTGTTAAAGCAGTTGCTGGTAAAATGATAGTTGTCTATGTCGGGTCGACTTAATGGGGGAATAAGATGCTCTTAAACAACAACATTATGCAGATCGGGTCTGGCTGGCCGTTTTTTATGCCGGGAGATATGTAACATGACTACTTATTTAATAGGCCCAGGGCAGACATATGAGACTTTTACAGCTCTTGAGGCTGCGGTTGTATTGGCTCCGGATGATATTGTTGATGGAGGTGGGAATACTTTCAAAGAGATATGGAAACCAGCAACAAGTGGAACTGATGGACACCCAATAATATTGCAGAATGCCTATATTACAGGGGCCGATGCAATAACAACATGGGTAAAGACATCTGGTCAAACAAATGTCTATGAATCTATCTTTACTATTAATGCAAATATCGAAGTTATGATATGGGAAGATGATTGCAGATTAACAAAACAGGTTTCGATTGCGGCTGTAAACTCCACCCCAGGATCTTTTTATAATAATGTGGGGTTGGTTTATGTTCACGCTAACGATAGCAGTTCCTTATTGGTGAATAACAAGAATTATGAAGGTTCCGCACGCACTATATGTTTAGATATAGAAACCAATTATATAACAGCTACCAATGTAAATGCTACCAAGGCTGCTGGTGACGATACAACCCTTGGAGCAGTAAAATTAACCGGCTCCAATGTGGTTTATAAAGATTCCGCATCGCATAATAACAGACGACATTCGCTATCTTTCTACGTTGGATGTGATAATGCAGTATGTACAAATCTGGATTTGTACGACACATATGGGTCCTTTGCATTCTCAGCATTCGGAGAAGGCACTGATGACAACCTACTTCAAAGTTCACGCATCCACGATTCTTTCGCATTAGTTGTTGTACATGGCACGCTTGCTGGAGATTCACAAAAACCAGAAAGAACAACAATCAAAAATTGTCTTTTATATAATGCAACAACGATAAATTATAGCATTCAAGTTTATTCTGCTGTGGACACATTGTTTCAAAATAATCATATTTACGGCACCCATGCAGGTTATATGGTAATGGCTAATAACGGGTATATATCAGGTTTGCAGTTTTATGGTAACATTTTTGACATAACATCTACCCCAAATTATGAGTGCATGTTCATTAATGCAGTTTCAGACATTAAAATTTATCATAATTATTTTTTTGGTGATAATAATAAACCTGCTATACGAGCTTATGGGGGGGCATTTAATATTACCATTAAAAACAATATTTTAGATGGAGTCGATGAAGCGTTCCGGTTTGCGGCTGGGAGTACAACAAATGTTATTATTGACTATAATAGTGTTTCAAACGTAGGAACTCGCTACGGAAGATGGGCAGATGTTGCACAAATTGATTTAGCTTCTTGGGTAACAGCATCGAATCAAGAAATCAATTCAATCTTCATCCATAAAAACGGTGCTCAGTATGATGTTTATCTTGGTTCTGCTCCATCCACAATAGACCACACTCTTAGTTATTGTCCTGTTCGCTCAGACGGGCGGCTTGTAAAAAGGGCAGATAATCCGTTGCTAAATTCAGGTGTTGTAATAGCCGGGGTGAACGATGGCGGTGAGCTTGATATATGGGGTAATGCAACGGGCGAGACTCCCAATATAGGAGCATACCAAGGGGATGGTGTTAGGCGCAATAGAGGTTTTTTGATGATAGGCGGAAATATGTTCGGTGGATTTTTACAGATCGGGTGATGAAACTTATTAATGCATTAAGTTGAGGAAATAATGTCTGACTCTTTTGAAACAACCATAAAAAATTATTCCGGGCTGTCATCGGAGACTAAGCCGACTATATCTGTGCCGAACGGCTCCAGGTGGCGAGAAGTTGATACCGGAGACATATACGTTTTCAATCTCGCTGACGACACTTGGTATCCGGTCCCGGTAAAGACGGCTGTTTCAATAGGCGGGGATGACATCGGCGTCCATAATCCAATCCCGATTAATATCTTGCGAGTTACAGTTCCGGACCTTGACGTAGCCAACTGTGATAACGGTGGGTTCTCGGGGGTAGTCACTGATTATTTTGATAGTCTGAAAACTGTCAATGCGGATGCGTCTGCCACAAACCCTAAGTATGTTAAACTCTGGTTTCATGAGAGTTTCCAATTCCATTCTATTGGGTTTGGGTGTGATAATTTAGCAAAATCCTTTTCCAATATAAAGATTAGTGCTTTAGGTAGCGGTGAGGCCGTAAGATTCACAAAAGATTTATCGGCAGATTCTACAAAAAGAAACAGTTATCTCGCTGAATTAGCTCCGGTAGCTGTGAACGGCTTTTTGATTGAATTTCATACCGCTGATGAAATCGGCCTGTCTAATATAATTTTATTCAAAGCCATTGATGTTAATTCAAGATTAAAAGCAATAGACGCTGATACTGGAGAAGTTAAATCCATAGCTTCAAAGCGATCTGTTGATGGAAATTATCATTTAGCGTCGTCAGTGATACAGAATATTTTTATTGATACCGGGAACTCAAGCACTACAAATTTAACATCTGCCAATTCTTATACTTTTACTGGAACTGCTACAGAAACAACTGCCGTAGGAGCAATTCAATTTTTACTCAGAACTGATCGGAATGCGATAGTATATGTTGATCAATCTACGAACGGGACTGATTGGGATGCCACGGACTCGTATAATTATTTTTATAGCAAAGGTGGTACTGGCAGAACTATAAAGACAGTTGGGGAATATTACAGGATTAGAGTTGTTTTAACGTTGACCACTGATACTACATTCTTCAGATTAGAAACAAAACTAATCCCAGTATCAGAACCATTACCGAGGAGCTTAGATGATGTAGGAAGATTAAAAACAAGCACTGGAATAATTGATACTGAAACTCAAACCAGAGTGGGCGTAGACCCTCTTGGAGCATTAAAAACTATCACCCCCGTTAGGCTTGTGGGGACTGCTTTTAACAATGGAACAAAAGACCCAAATTTCTGGACAGAGGCAGTTACTGGAAGTGGCGCTGTTACTCAAGCTGGGCAGATAAGTCTATCGACTGGAGTAACTGCTAATTCTTCCGCCGCTTACTATTCAACCAAAAATGCAAGAAAAGTTCCAGGCACAGCAAATCAATTCAGAGCTACCGGTAGATTGGTTACTCCGGCACAAGCTAATAATTATAGAAGAATTGGCGCAGCTTCAACAACAGATGGATTTTTCTTTGAAGCAACTGGAGCAACTTTCAGTGCAGTGAGCAGAAAAGCCAGTGTGGATACAAAAGTTTCATCTGGAAGTTTTAATGGGAATTATGGCACAGATGTTTTGTTAGATACCACAACAGTAAGAACATATGTTATTGAATATACTTCTGTAATTGCTAAATTTTATGTGGATGGCATTTTACTTCACTCTTTAAAGAATCCAGTTGATATTTTAACAAACACATTGACATTTCCTATCATGATGGAAAATATCAACTTCAACGGTAACACAACAAATAATATTTTTAATATTCGATTTGCTGCGATATTACGTCTCGGCCAATTGGAGACTAACCCGATTTCAGTAGCACTATCGGCTAATGGTACATATGTTTTAAAATACAATGCAGGAACATTGCAGAGGATAATTAATACTGACAACGCTGGGACAGTTAATGTCTACGACAATATTGCTGCTTCTGGAACACTTTTGACATCCCCAATAGATACGGCTAAGGCGCTTGGGTCTTTAAATTTCGGTTCGCCATTCAGCACAGGGTTAACAGTAGTAGTCGCGTTAGGCGCAAAGGTAACGGTGGTATACGAATGATAACTAAAATAGTAACAGAACCGACAGGTAATGTGGTCTCCCTGGACGAAGCGATTAAGCACCTGAATGGTGTTCCGACAGAAGACTATGGGTACGTGCAGTCACTGGTATTCTCAGCCGTTGCTGCTGTTGAGAGCATCACTAATAGAAAACTGCTGACACAGACCTGGACTGCATATGCCGATGAGTGGCCGTATGCCGACCACTTCACCATCCCCTACGGCCAGTTACAGTCCGTTGCCAGCGTGAAGTACCTCGATACGGACGGGGTTGAGAATACGGTAGACTCTGGTGATTATATTGTTGACACCGAGTCCGACCCCGGACGTGTGGTTCTCGGGTATAATAAATCCTGGCCGACTGAGAGTCTGTATCCGAGTAATCCGATCAGAATCGAATTTACCTGCGGATACGGAACTCACGCAGCCACGGCAATCACAGGGGCCTCTTCAGCCTCACCCATTGTGATTACGCAGGGGACTCACGGGTATATCACTGGTAAGCGAGTGAGGATATCCGATGTGCTCGGGAACACGAACGCCAACGGCACTTGGAACATAACGAAACTGACAGATGACACTTATAGTCTTGATGGGTCGGCATTTAACGCCGCTTACGTGTCGGGCGGGGTGGCAGTACCCCTCGCAGTCCCGGAGCCTATTAGAATAGCAATCCTGCTTATGGTAGGAGATGCTTACGCGAACAGAGAGACAATCGTGGTCGGGCAGGGCCAGACGATTCAGGTAATACCACAGAATCTGCTCGGTAATTACCGTCTCGGGTGGTTCGCATGATACGGGCCGGAAGCCTCGATACGGTAGTCCAGTTCCAGTCTTTCACCTCTGGTGTGGACAGTACGGGCTCCCCGACTCAGACGTGGGCGGCTATTACCGGCGCACCGACTCGGGCCAAGAGGATACCACTGAAAGGAACCGAGATGGTAGACGCAGGAAAACTATCAGGAACTGAGATGGTAAAACTGAAGGTCCGTCGGGACAGTCGGATCGTTACCTCGGTACGAGTAGTGACAGGCGGCAAGAATTATGATATCACATCTACACAAGATTACGGGAGGGACGGGGATATGATTTTATGGTGTGAGGTGAAAGCATGACAGCGATAGTGACTTGGAACGTCGAGCCGTTCATGGAGGAACTGGAGAAATTCCTGGATGAAAAAAGCGAGGTAATAGCCAAGCAGATCGCCAGGGACGCCAAGACCATGGTTCCAGGCTTCCAGGATAAATCCGGCAGACTCAGGAGGTCTATCAGGGCGAAGAAGAGTAAGTACGCCGATGGTGGATGGATCACTCGGGCTGGAGGCAAGGGCGCGATGCAGGCATTTCTGGTAGAGCACGGGCATGGACCTGGCGCCAAAGGACTCGGGACCACTGCGCAACCACACCCATACCTTGAGCCTGCCAGGATGCAGAACATAGCGTTCGCTCGGCAGCAGTTTGGGGTGAAGTGATGAAAGCCATCTTAGACGGCATATACTCAACGTACTCAGGTAATGCAGCGCTGAAAGCCGCACTGCCCGGTGGGATGTTCAGAGAGCTCGCACCACAGGGTGCTGTTATGACTTACGCTAC